CCACCCGAAATTCGCGGGAATGTGCCCGCCTAATTAGCGAGTTGACGATGACTGAGACCACGGCAACACCTGAAGCGCAAGAAACCGGAACGGGCGTTACGCCGGAGCCGGAACGCAAGGGGGGGGAGCCGCGAAAGGGAATGCGGATGGCGGTTTCTGAGCCCGCACCAAAGGCGGAAACCGAGACCAAGGACGGCCCGGATACTGCTGCTGAAACGGATGCAGAGCCGGAGCCCAAGGCATCTGAGGACGGAACGGAAGAGGGCACCCCGGAAGCCGAAAAGCCGAAGCGCAAGCCCAAACCCAAGGCAGAAGAGCGGATCAGGGACTTGGCGCATGAAAAGCGCAAATTGGAATTGGAAAAGGCCCGGATGGAAGGGGAGTTGGCCGGGTTACGCCAAGCGGGCACCGCTCAGGCCAAGGATCAGACGGCGGACGGAAAGCCGGAGCCCGAACCTGGGGCGGAGGCCGATCCCCGTCCGGAGTACGGCCAATTCGATTCGCCTGACGCATTCCATGAGGCTGTGGCGCGCTGGTCTGCCCGCCAGGAATGGAAAGTGCTCCAAGAACAGGCAGCCGAGGAAAAAAAAGTCTTGCAATTGCGCGAAAAGCGTGCAATACAACAAAAACAGTGGGAAAAGCAGGCTGCAAAGGCCCGCGAGGCCCACGAGGACTGGGACGAGGTTTTCAACGATCCGAGCGTCCCCTGTTCGGCGGAAATGGCCGACGCTATTTTCGCATCCGACTTCGGCGCGGAAGTCGCGTATTATCTGGGTCGGGCGCCAGAAGAAGCAGCCCGTATCGCGCAACTCGATGCCATAGGGGCCGCCCGCGAGATCGGCAAGATCGAAGCGAGGCTGGAAACAACAGGCAGCGGAAAAACCCCTGAAAAAACTAATGCCGGTGCGGATTCCGACGCTGCGCCGAAACGTGCAACGCGGGCCGATGCCCCGATTACCCCTCCCAAGGGCGGGGGAAAGGCGGCACCCGACCTGGAGTATTTGGCGACGCACAACTTTGCCGAGTACCAGCGCGTTCGGAATAAGCAGTACGACGATTATCTACGCCGGCGCGGAATAATCAGTTAGCGCCGCTGGTTCGGCATAATGCCGCCGGGGCGCTACTCAGGGAAGAGGCGCTGCAATGGCACAAACTCTACTCACCCCAACCGCTGTTACGGTTGAGACGATGGTTGTGCTCCGCAACAATTTGTGGATGGGCAACCATGTCTATCGTGACGCGGATCAAATCATCAAGACGGACAAGCCGGGAACGGCGGTCACGATCCGCCTACCGAACCGTTTCGCGATCCGGTCCGGCAAAACCCTTAACGTTGGAGCGCTGGCCGAACCGAGCGCGACCGTAACGCTGGATGCCCAGCGCGGCGTGGATTTCTCGTTCGATTCGGATGAACTGGCGCACTCCATCGACCGTTACCGGGAACGGTACATCACGCCGGCGGCAGTCCAGATCGCCAACGAAATCGACAAGGACGGCCACCTGGAGTACAAAAAGGTCTACAACTGGGTCGGGACTGCTGGCACCACGCCCTCAAGCTATGCCACGTCGGTTCAACTGCTGTCTGAGCGGGCGGGATGGATGGCGTGGCCCCGTGATGGCTCCTGGTGTCTGAGTCTGGACCCGACGGCCTACAACAAAGTCGCGGGCGGGCTGACCGGACTGAGTTTCGAGCATGAAATCCCCAAGGGTGCGCTGGGCCGTGGCAAGTTCGCGCACCTGGGCGAGTTCATGGTCGCTCAATCGGCCAACGTGGCATCGCATTTGGTCGGCACGTATGCGGGCACTTCGGTTACGGAGGGGGCTGGCGCAAATGGCGACACCACCACCGATACCGATGGCTGGTCGTCCGGCGCATCGGACCTGACCCTCGGGGATGTGATTACCATCGCCGATGTGTACGAGGTCAATCCGCTGACGCGGGCGAGCACCGGCATTTTGCGGACGTTTGTGGTGGGCGCGGCCATTTCGGACACGGCGGGGGACATGGACATTGCCCACAGCCCGACCATCACCACGAGCGGGGCGTACCAGACGGTCAACTCTGCCCCGGCGGACGGGAAAACCGTTACGGTCAAGACCGGAACCACGGGGGCGAACAACCCGCAAAATCTGGCGTGGCACCCGGATGCGTTCGCGCTCGTGATGGCCGAACTTCCGAAGCCGGAAGGCGTGTGGGGGCAAACGGTAAGCGAGGATGGATACTCCGTCCGCGTGATCCGGGATTACGATGTTTCCAACGACTCGCACCCGTGCCGGCTGGATGTGCTGTACGGCTGGGATACCATTCGGGCGGAGTTGGCTTGCCGGTTGTCCGGCTAACGTTCACTGCTGCGGCGGCTGCGTAGCGGCCGCCGCAACACCCCAACGGAGAAAAGCGATGGCAGGCGAATATGTTGTGGGCGACGGACGCGATGCCGGCATTCATGTCGGACGTGACGCGAATGAAAAGGTGGGGTTTTACGGTGTGACGACGGTCAATCAACCGGCGGCGATCACGGCGGTTGCGAGTTCCACGACCACGACCGCGACGACTGGCAATTTGCAGTCGAGCATCGATGCGCTGGTAACGACCGTGAATGCGATCCGCACCACATTGGTCAGCCTGGGCCTCACGGCCTAGCAGGGTGATCCAAGACCCAGGCTGGCCGTTGGCTGGCCTGGGCTCCCCTTGACCACAAGGAGGATATGTCTCGAATCATGCACTACCCGGCGGCTCCGGTGGATGCTGGCAAGCCGCACGTGTTCATCGCCACGCCGGTGCATTCCGCGCCGGTGACCCATTTCACATTTTGTTTGTACCGCTCCGCGTTGGCCTTGCGCGCGGCTGGGATTGCCGCAGATTTGTGCTTCTATTGGGGTGACCCGCATGTCGACGATGCCCGGAACGTGCTTGTTGCCAAGTTTCTCGCGACGGATTGCACAGACCTTGTGTTCATCGACGCGGATATGCACTGGAGCGCGGAAGGATTGGTGCGGTTGCTGGAATTCGACCGGGATGTGATTGGCGGGACATACCCGTTCAAGGGCGATTCGGAGCCGGATGGGGAATTGACGTTCGGGGTGACGCTGTTTCCGGGGGCGCAGCAGGCCGAGCCGGATGGAGCCCTGCGGGTCAAGACGCTGCCCACCGGATTCCTGCGTATCCGGCGCGCGGTGCTGGAGGCGCTGGCCGAGGCGGCGCCCAAGTTTTCCAGCAAGGGACCCGACCCGGCGTTGCGGAAAATTCCGTTGATTTTCGAGCGTACCCTTACGCCCCAGCACCGGGTAGGGGGCGATTACACGTTCTGCTTCAAGGCCGGTGACGCGGGATTCGAGGTCTATCTGGACCCGGAGCAGGCGTTCGGCCATGTTGGCACCAAGTCCTGGAATGGCTGTTGGGGAGCGCACATGCGCTCAACCCACGGGCTGGTGATGCCTCACGTGTTGAACGCGATTCGAGGCGGGACAGAAAAGCCGGGACATTATGTGGAAATCTTCGAGGAGTGGGGGAACGACTGGGCCGCCGGCCCGGATATGCTGACGGCAGCGGCGGAAGTGGCGCGTTCGGTGACGGGGCCGGTGCTGGAATGTGGCTCCGGGCTTTCAACGCTGATATTGGCGGCAGCGGTAGGGCCGGAACGAGAAGTGCTGGCATTGGAGCACGACCCCGATTATCACGCGCTCACCGAGGATGCCGCGAAGCAATATGGGCTCCCAAACGTGCGGGTGGTGGAGGCGCCGCTTGTGCATGAGGACAGCGGGGAGCAGTGGTATGGGGGCGCGGAAGGGTTGGGGCAATATCAACTGATTGTGGTGGACGGGCCGCCGCGTCTGTATGCGAAATCGCGGGGCGGGGCGGTGGAATTGGTACGGCGGCACTTGGCGCCCGGCGGCGTGGTGCTGTTGGATGATGCGGAGGACCCGAATATCCGTGGAACAGCGGAACGGATTGCCGAGGCGGTGGGGGGTGAATTGCACGTGCTGGGAGAGAAAAGCCGAATACAGGACAATCCGAGCCCGTTTTTCGCGATAAGGCGCCCGGTGGAATTGAGGGGGTCAGTGGCATGAGCGCCCAGTCTGTTTTTATCGCTACGGCGGCCCTGGATGGCCGTGTGTGGGGCGATTGCGCTACGTCCGTCGCAGGGGCTCAAATGCGGCTTATGGCCGCTGGAATCCATTCTGAGTGGCGCATTTTGGGCGAAATCTGCTATCTGCCCATCGTGCGGAACAAGCTGGTGCGCGGATTCCTGGAAAGCAAGTGTACCGACCTGCTTTTTGTGGATTCGGATGTGGGATTTGCGGCGGCAAGTCTGTTGCGCGTACTGGGGTACGATGCGGACGTTGTTTGCGGAGCGCCGCCGCTGAAACAAGTCAATGAGGCATATCCGGTAAGGGAAATCCCGGACCGGCTGCCAGCGCCGAACGGGCTTGTCGAGGTGGAACATGGGCCGACCGGGTTCATGCGGATCAGGCGGGGCGTATTCGGCAAAATCCGGGCGGCGGGTGGAGTCAGGCATGTTGTGGACTACGGCCCATCCGGCAAACGCGGCGAGTACGACAGCTATTTCGACACGGCACACGAGGGGGTGTCGTGGATCGGGGAAGATGTGGAGTTCTGCCGGAGAGCCCGCGCCGTGGGGTGCAAGGTGTGGCTGGACCCGAATCTGACTTTCACACACACCGGCGCAGCCCACTATATTGGGAATTACCGGGAATGGAAGGCCAAGGCGGGCAGAGCCCGCGCATCGTGAGGAGAGGGACAATGGCATTTGAACAAAAGGCAGGACCGGGCCGCCCCCGGAAAGTGCAAGTCGATCAGGCGCCGGAGTCAGAACAGGCGGTTGAAACGGGTGTGGAACCGCCGAAAGCCGTACAGGCCAGGTCGCGGAAAATGTCGTTGCCCAAGCATTATCCGTCCACCATGTATCATCCGTCGAAGCAGGCCGTGACAGTGGTGGACAAGGCGGCAGCCGAATCGGCTGCTGACGAGGGGTTCTGCATGCCTGAAGATATGAGCCGGGATGACTGGAAGGCCGCCTGGGAGCGGGAATCGAGCGGAGTCGACCCGGTTCAGATGGAAAAAAACGCCGAAGCGGTGGACAAGGGCCGCATCGGCTGGCGGAAATAACACGACATGGCCGACACAGCGCTCACGGTTATTGAGGCGGCAGCCCGGCATTTGGGGAAGCTGGAATCCGGCGGATCGTTAACGTCCGACGAGGCAAACGACGGGCTGCGGGTCTTGAACGGAATGCTGGAGACGTGGGCAAACGACGGGTTGCCGATCCACGGAACCACGCTGACCTCGCACACGCTGGTTGCGTCTACCGGGTCCTATACGATTGGGGCCGCCGGCGCGGATATTACCGCCACACGTCCGATTCGCATTTTGGAGGCCTTTATCCGGGACTCTTCGGGGTTTGATCGCAAACTAAGGGTGCTGCCCATCGAGGAATACGACCGGCTGGTGGACAAGGACACGGAATCGAGTTACCCCCGCCGCTTGTATTACGACCCAACCTGGGATGACGGGACGATCTACCTGTGGCCCGTGCCGGACACGGCATATACCCTGTTTGTCCGGTACGAGAATCAGTTGGGGCCGTTCTCCGCCACGACAACCAGTTTCAGCTTGCCGCCCGGCTACCAGGAAGCAATCGAGTTCAATCTGGCGGTGCGGCTGGCGCCGCAATACCAAGTGGAGGTCCCGGAAATCACTTACCAGATTGCGGAAGAGTCATTGGCCGCGATCAAATCCGTAAACCAGGCGGGCCGCGTCCCCCGGCTGCGTTCCGATGCTCCTCGTTTGCGAGGTGCCAGGGGCTTGTCGGGGCGGTACGGAGCCTACGATGTGGAGTCGGATAGCTATGGCGGGTACTAACGGTTGGAGGCCCATGCACGACCGCCTGTTTGTGCGGCGGGACAAGCCCACGGAAATCAGCGGGGGCGGGGTGCATCTTCCCGCCGTGGCGCAGCGTGTGGCGATTCGGGGGACGGTGCTGGCGCTGGGGGATGGATGGAACCGGAAGCGGAAATCCCGCAGACCGTTCGATTTGGCGGTGGGCGACCGGATTTTGTTCAGCCCGAACATCGGCACGGAATGGGAGGGCTCCAGTTCCGGGGGGCGTGGCGAGTTGGAATTACCGGGCGGCGAGCGGGTGCTGGTGGTGCGAGAACAGGACGTGATCGGGATTGAGGACGGGGAGCCGTCACACCTGATGCCCGCGCGGCGGCATGCCCGGATTGGCCCTCCTCGTGTGCTGAAAGGCTGGGAGTGTGAAGCGTGAATCCGCAACTTTTCGGGGTTGGCGTTCAAGGCCGCAGTCCAGTGGTTACCGCGCAGCGGCGGGTGAATTGCTATTACGATATTCAACCCGAAGCGGACCGCGCACAGGTGGCCATTTACGGGCGCCCCGGCTTGACGCTTCACGACAATCTAGGCGAGACCCGCATCCGGGGCATGTTCCCGGCGGGGCCGTATCTGTATGTCGTGCATCGGGATTCATTGTACGAGATTCTAAACGACGGCACGCATACCGGTCTGGGCACATTGGACACGTCAACGGGTGACGTGTATTTCGCAATCGGGCACCTGAACGCATCAAGCGAGCGGCACATGATGCTGGTCGATGGGACCAGTGGGTATTATGTGGACGTGAACGCTTCCAGCCGGAGTCTCACGAAAATCACGGATGCCTCGTTTCCGAGCAATCCGCAGAGCGTAACGTATGTGGGCGGCTATTTTGTGGTGAACGAGGATGCGGAAAAGGGGCGGTTCGATCACAGTCAAAACGCGGATGACGCGGTGAATTGGAATTCGGACTTTTCCAGCGCATCGACCAAGGGGGACAAGCTGTTGCGGGTGTTCGGGTACGAGGGGGTTCTGGGCCTGCTGGGCACGGAATCCACGGAATACTGGGCCTACACGGGCGATGCGTCATTTGTCTATGCGAACGTGCTCGGACAGTTTTCCAACTGGGGCCTTGCGGCCCGTGCATCCGTCGCGGAATTTGGGGATACGGCCGTTGCGCTGATGCAGTCCACCTTCGGCGAGGCGGTGGTGCAATTACTCCACCCGGCGGGGCATCAGACGATCAGCACTCCAGATTTGGGCAACGTGATTAACGGGTACTCGACCGTCGCGGACGCAATTGGAACATCGTTCATGATCGACGGGCACCTGATGTATCTGTTGACCTTTCCCACGGCGGGCAAGACGTGGTGCTACGACCAGGCGTCCAACCTTTGGAGTGAGTGGGAAACCGGGGGGCAGGGCGGGCAATTCCGGGGCGCCTACGCCGCTGTGGCGAACAACAAAATCCACCTGGGGGATTTTGAAAACGGGAAGGTATACCGTTTCGACAAGGGGACGTATACGGACAACAGCGAGGAAATTGCGCGGGAGTTGATTTCCCAGCACGTTTTCGACGGTAACCGGATGCTGGTGTGCTCGGAATTTTGGGTTGACATGGAAGAGGGCGCGGGCGTGCAAACGGGACAAGGAGCGGACCCGGAAGTGATGTTATCGGTGTCGCGGGACAAGGGGCGCACGTTCGGGAACGAGCACTGGGCAAATCTGGGCAAGGTCGGGCAGTACCGTAAGCGAGCCCGCTGGCGGCGGCTTGGTGCCGGAACGGACTTTGTGTTCAAACTCCGCATGACAGACCCCGTGCCGTTTGTGGTCACGGGTGAGCGGATCACTTTACGGCCAGGGGCGGCCTGATGGCAACGTTGCTTTCCAAACCGCCGGTCAAGGTGGAGTTGGTAGACCCGAACACGGGGCGGATGCAACTGCCCTGGGTGCTTTGGTTCGAGCGGCTGTGGACTCTGATGGATGCGCTGACCAATGCGGCGGCACTGACGGACTCCACCG